TAAAATTATGACTTACTAATTAAGATAAAGAGATCATCGACACGCTTCTCTAGTCTTGTTAATTGATCCTACATACTAGATCCACCATTAGGGCGCAACTCGTTAAGCCAACCTTTAACTAAAAATCGTAGTCCTATTAGCACGGCGCTCAGCACGGCGCAACCGCCAGCGCCAAAGGCGGCCCATTCTGCTGGTGTCATAAGTCATTAGCACCGATGCCATAAGCACTGTCGGATTTATCTAGAGCCCTAGCTGCTGGACCTGCAAGCGCTGCAACAATTACAGACACGGCAGGATCTAAACCTAATTCATTACTGGCCAAGAATGTTAAGAATGATACTAATACGCCACGTGCGTAAGACTTTAGTATTGCCTTTTGTTTCTTACTGATTTTCATATCTTGCCCCCTAGTAGTGGGATGTCAAACGGCTTACCGTTATGATCACCTGATTTGTTAAAGCTAATATGGATGTGTCTAAAATGTTTGTTGAATCCAGAATACGGACGCCACTTAAAATTAAGGATGCGGCTAGCGATCATTCCGTTATGGATTACGTACGATATACGCTTATCGGTTTTCGCACAGATTCTGATCTGGTCAGCCAGATATACTGAGAGCCCTTCGGATGAATCCAAGCGAGAATCAATATCAATGGCTCGCACACATCCGGTGCTGTCTGGATTATGATCAGATTTTCTGGCACTGTGACGAGCATCGCCAAGCCACCCATCACTGGTAGTGCGCCGATCTGGATACCAGGTATTAACGGCATCTTTTAGGCTATCTGCAGCTTTACTAAGCCAAGGACTTGACATTATGATCCTCATTATTGCAATCCCATTTAGCGGCTGCAGCATTTAATACTGCCTCTGTGTGGCATTTAGGCCAGATAAATATATCTTCTAAAGGTAAGTACGTATAACCCATGCCAGCGTAGTTGCCACGAATCCTTGCATTATATGAAGTGCGTTTACAGGTTTGACCTCTAAAATTACCGTACCAAGTTTCGGTATCTAAACCTTCTATAGTTTCAGTTTCATCAATACCTGTAATAACTTCAGTCACAATATTGTTTTCATCTAAGAATGCGTAATGTGCCATTATGCCCAACTCACATTCCCAGTACCAGCTGTGATAGTCGCAACTGTATAAGATCCATCGGTAGTTGTTGATCCTGTTAAACCTGCACCTATTGTAATTGTGCCTGCAGAAGTTAAATAACGTAAAATTGCAACACCTGATCCACCATTACCACCACTATAACCACCAGTTGTGCTTCCAGCACCACCACCGCCACCGCCTCGGTTAGCTGTTCCAGCAGTTCCACTAGAAATGTTATATTGTCCACCGTTACCACCAACGCTTGAACCACCAGTTCCACCTGTGCCTACTCCAGTACCTAGAGGATTACCAGCACCGCCACCGCCGCCACCAGCGTAATTTAATGAACTACCAGTTATTGATGAACTTGCTCCGGCACCACCGTTACCACCATTTTTGCCCGAAGCAGATGCACCGTTTGCAGTAGCACCGCCACCGCCACCGCCAGGAAATCCTGTATCAAGCACACCACCGCCACCGTTACCACCAGTTCCATTTCCTGAACCGCCAGAACCAGACAAATAAGAACTACCACCGCCTGAACCATTTGTAGCACCGCCGTTTGATCCTACTTCTTGACCACCTTCACCACTACCGCCACCGCCGCCAGTTCCTGCGGTTAGTGTGTCAAATACGGAAGCAACTCCGTTGCTACCTCTATTGGCATTGTTCGTTGAACCAGCACCGCCACCGCCTATTGTTACGGTGTAATTTTGTGATTTGTTTAATGATAATGCGCTACCTGAACGGACACCACCGCCACCACCGCCACCACCATAAGCGCCGCCACCACCGCCACCAGCTACTAATAAATAATCTAAAGTAACCGTTATAGGTGCATTGGGCGCAAAAACGGAAGCAACAATATTACCAATCATTATGCAACCGCTCCTACTACATACCAAGTATCTGTGGCAGTCTTGATACAAGCTGCTGATTTATATTGTGGTAATTGTGGAGCAGCGGCAGTACCACCAGCCGATAGCACGGTAGTTGTACCACTTGTTGTAGCAGATATTGTGCAAGTACCAGCACCAATATTTAATACTGTAATACAAGTGCCTACTGGGAATGCTACTGATGCGTTAGTAGGAATCTTAAAAGCATTAGCAGATGCGTTAGACATTGTTACTAATACCTGATATTGATCTGTTGATACAGCTGTATAAGTTGCACCTGTTTGCGCGTTAGTGGTAAATGCTACAAGTCCGTTAAACATGCCGGATGTAAGTACATCACCGGTTACTGCTGGAAATCCTGTGGCCATTATATCTCCTTAATAAGATAAGACGTTTTGTCCTAAGACACCGTAATCTACGTTGCCTATTATAAACCCATCTATGACAGGTTCTAGTGTTGTAAAGGTAGTTTTGAAGCTATTCGGGGTAATGTTAAAGGCTACTCCGAAAATCTGTAGGGTCTTGTCCAGGGTAGATCCGCCTGGCTGTGTGGTAATTACTGTGATTGGATCAAAAAAATCTAGGCTAAGGGCCGCAATAGTGCCTGCGGTGTAGTCGGCTGTGTATAGATCAAGTTCAATAGCATCACATCGGATACTGGTCTCAGCACGGCTAGCACAATAGGCTTTAGCATAATCAAGCGCTACTGCATCGGTCTGCATAAGCAGGTCAGTTAGGGTATAAGAGTGTATAAAATACTTATCAATAGAAGGCTGGTTAATGGCTAATTGAGCGCTGCCACCTGATCTAGTAATACTGACAGAATTAAACACTAAATAGTCATTTAGTACCCACGTAGCATTGGCATAGCGGATACCAGCGCCATTGTCGGTAAATACTGTAGGCGTGCCGCCAATCGATGAGACAGTTACAGATCGGTCTTGAAACGTAAAATTGCCCGAAGCATCAATATAGATTGCGCCATACTCACTATCGGCTACAGTCTGCAAGGCTGACAGAGAAGTCCTATTAGTGCCCGGGTCATTTTGTACGGTAGTAAGACCTGCATCTACATCACGCTGACTGTTAGGCCAGTTAATAGTGTTTAAAATTTGATTAACACGTGTGCCTGATAGGTCTCCAGCAGTAGCACCAGTCACTGTTGTAATCTGAGCATTCTGTGCTAGGCGGTAAGCATCTACAGCTGTAATGGTTGTATAGGCTACCTCTGTGGCATCTTTAGGCTGAACAGTCACATAGGAAGTAATAAAGCCTGAAAAGATTGGATATGTTACTCCTGAGTAGGTTGCAGTTATCTGCACTTTCTTCATAGGGGTTAGTAGCTCAAAGTATGGACCTGTTGGATTCTGTGGGTTAAAATCACCATTCTGATCTACTAGGCGCAGGCTAAGTGTGCCAGTCTGGAATTGATCTGCTAATACGTTACGGCCTCTAGCAGTCTTAACTGAATCTACTTGATTAGATACATCAACAATAACTGCAACAGAATCTGCTAATACGTTTACTCCTAATTTACCAATATCAATCTGCATAGCCTGAGCAGTAGATGGGCCAGTAGAGAAGTTAATAATTGCATTAATTACTGGTACAGCCATAGTTATTGTCCGGCTGCGTAAGTAGGAGAGCCTTGCTTATTTAATCTTTGTAATGCTTCTTGGACCGTGCTTAGTAAACCCTCACTATCAACTATGCCACCAGGCACATTGAGTGTTACAGAGTTATCGTTATTTGTAGTGCCAGTACCAGCGCTTGCGCTACCCATAGGAACGGGAGCAGCATTACCACCGCCATTGTAATAAATTGATGAGCCTGCATACATCTGCCTTGTGTAGTCAGCCTGAGTAACTATTCTTAATTTAGCCATAGCATCGGCAGTGCTTGTTAATTCTTGACTTAACTTTGCAGCACTATTAGCGGCATTTAATTCAGCGTTATACTTCTTAGCCAAAGCTTCGTTATTGTCTAGGATTGCTATCTGGGCTTTAATGCGTAGTTTAGTCTCTTCATCGGTAGCAGCATTGAGGGCAGTCATTAGTCCTATGCGCTCTACATCAAACTTATCTTTGAGTTTATCTACTTCATTCTTTTTGTTTAGTAACGCTAACTCGGCGGCTCTAGCAGCGTTAGCCTTTTTAATAGCATCTAATTCTTTCTTTTTAATTAATTTTTCATCTGGTCGTGCGCTTAAACTTTGAAAAGATACGCTAGAACTTTTTAATCTTTCACTTTCACCTAATTTGGATAAAAGACCAACAAGAGAATATTCAACTGATAATGCTAAAACTTTAAGAAACTTATTATCACTAATTTTATTTAATTTTTCTAATAAGACACCTAAACCTAAAATAGCATCGGCTATAAATGTACCAAAGTTTTCCATTTTAGTAGTAGCATTTTCTAAGTTTTTGTCTTTACCTAATAAAGTCAAAGCATCTAAAATACCTTTACCAATAGTTTCAGCCACGTTAGCAGAAGCCACTTGTAATAAATCCATTTTGCCAGCATAAGTAGTAAGTCTTGCTTTAGCCTGACCTGAAAACTTAGCATTTAATTCATCTAAAATCTTATTCATATCGCCACTAGCTAAAGTAGTTTTACTTAGCCCAACGCCTAATCGAGTTAGAGCTGTAGTTTGTCCAGTAAAACCTTTAGCCATAGCAGCACTTACTTCTGTAACACTCTTACCAGTTGCGGCTGATACGTCAAGGGCGACAGATAAAGCCTTTTGGCTTTGTGCTAATGATCCACTAGCTGTTACTAATGTTTGTAAAGCAGGCCGTAATTGATCGTCTAATACGCCAGTTAGTTTTTGTAGATTGGCTATGTATAATTCAATGCCTGGGCTAGCGAAAGCATACCCTGTATTTTGTAATTGAACTTGTAAAGATTTAGCAGCAGCTTCATCTGCAGCAAATGCTTTAACGGCATTTTTACTATATGATAATAATTTTTGAGCGCCGAATACGCCAAGAAAAGTTTTACCTAATGTTTTAACACTTTTGTCAAATGCACTAATTTCCTTTTGGCCTTTTTTAAGTCCTTTGTTGTCAAAAGTGCTGACTGCGCTTACAATTAAATTAGGCACTATGCAGCCTTTCTAATTTCTGTGTCTTTGATAAACTTAACTGCTACCGTGTCAATTGCTTTAACCACTTGTGGAATAACTTTGTTTTTGGTTTCATCCCAGGCACGGTAAATTACACGGCCCCTTTGCTTGCCTTGGCCTTTCATACTAGACAGCATTTCGGCAGCTGCATTAAATTGGGCAGGAGCATTAGGGTTTAAAGACCTGTCATATCTGGGTTTATTTATACGGCCAGCAGTTTCAAATATTGCGCCAGAGCGTGAGTTGTTGTAAACATAAAAGGCAGCCTTAAATCCACTATCGTTGCGTTTGTTTTGACCTGCAGAGTATTGTACTTTGCTTTTTGCAAACGCATAGTCATAAGGTGGAAATAACTTCTTAGGGTCTTTAATTGTCTCAATAGATGCAGTGCCTTTACCCCAGCCACTTAGCACATCATTTTGTGCTGGCAAATATCCACGAGCACGATCACGCACAATTAACATGGCTTGTTTAATGTTTTTAGACATCTCTTTGTTAAGGTCTTTGTCTACGTTGCGCATAGCCTTTTGGAGTTGTTTAACGCCTGTTACGTTTACCGGCATTTCTAATCTCCTTAGCTCTATCCTGTAAGACTTGGATAATTGCTTGAAACAAGTCCGAGTCCATATTTAAAAACTCACTAGGCGCAATTCCAGTTTCTACGCTAAGGCTTGCAATAGTGTAGGTTATTGAATCACGCTGCGTTATTTTTTTTCTTCGTCTAATACCTCTACAGTTTCAAGAGTATCTATAAACTCTGTTCCCCATATAGGTATCTGCGCACCAGCCCTGCGTAAGCATTCATAAGCCAGCCAGAATATCTCTGTTTGACGTTCATGCTCGCGCAGGACTTTGCTAATTCCTGATCCATACTTTGTTTCAAAAGCGTACTCAACACCTGGCGTTATCTTGTGATCGGATACTTCGCCATTAGCCCTTGTTATCTTTAGCTTTGCCATTGTTACTCCTTGTTTAGAATGCCACCGATGGAGACACTGTTAGTGCGGAGTTTAGTGTAAAGGACAGACTTGATGTTGCTATCTCAGCCACGCCACCAGTTCCTAGCGGAGTTAAGTTATTTACCAGGATTGAGAATTGGTAAGTAGGGTTAGCAGCCGATACTGCAGTGCCTTTAACGGTAATAACTGATACAGCCAAGGTTTGTCCAAAGGCTGCGTTAAGTGTTTGCATTACCTGGCTAGTTGCCCAGTCGTTGATAAGGTCGATAGAAAATGTGCCTGATTGCAGACCAGCAGCAAATTTATGAGCGGTATCACCCATCGCAGTTACTTCTAGCTCATCCACGATCTGGTTAATGACAGCGTTAGTTACGTAGGCGCTGATGTCGATTGAAGGTACAGTAGGCGCAGCGGCAGTAGCCAATTTAACGCCTACATTGTTATTTAGATATATGGCCATTGTTATTCCTCGTCTTTCTTGGTTGCGGTTGGTTTAGGGGTTTCTTTAATTTGGCCTGTCTTAATTAAGAAGGCTAAGTCTTCTGCTTGTGTACTCATTTTAACTCCAGCTCGTTAGGATTGATACTGTTATTTCTGACGTTAATAAATCTCCACTAGCTGCATTAGTTATAGCTGGAGCGGAGACACTTGATATGTTTAGCACCAAAGATGATGCTGCTAACTTATTTACTACTGCGACAATAAAGGTTTCCATGCCTGCCAGGTTGCCCTGGTTATCAAAGGCAGGTGCGGTAATTAAGACTTTGAAGTTGGCTAGAGGGGCCAGGCCTACTTGCTCGTTGTTACTGGGTACGACATAGGGGTCTGAAGGGGTAATGACCACGCTATTTGCGAGCAAAGTGGCTGGTGGGTAGGCAAAGGTTGACCATACGCCTGCATTGGCTAAATCTTGGGCCAGGGTGCCTCTAAGGGTAGTTATTGCTGCTGGCATTAGCCGACCAGTGATGCGGGACTTGAATACGGCTGGATGAGACCACGCACTCGGTTAATCAGCTGATAACCCATCCGATAAGGGCTGGCAGAGATCCCATCCATACCGACCCCACCTGTCTGGCTGACTTGACGTGCTTGCCAGATGTCTACAGCTACGATCATCGCAGCTTCTCTTATGGCAGGGGTTGTCGCGTAAGATTGGGTCTTATGGTCTGGGCCAGTTACTAGGCCGTATGGTGCTACTTTGTGAAAAACTTGATTTGCGGCAGTTTTGGCATATTGAATAAAAGAATAACCATTAGGGTAATTAACTTGGCCGTAGTTATACATAAATACTGGGATAAGGCTAGTAGTACCGGATGTTGGCGGTATTGTGCCTGTAATTGTAACTGTGCCGTTAAATGGGCTTCCGCATGCAGATACTGTGACAATTTGTGAAGCAGTAAATGCGTTTGGGCTGGCAAGCATAAGTGTTGCTACGTTATCTTGTAACGCTGTGCCTACTACTGGGGCAGTGTTGAACCATAGATATTGGTTAATTAAATCTTCTGCTGTTTGACAAACTTCTTCTACTGTTGCATCGGTATACAAAGTGCCAATACCGATATTTGAGCGTAATTCAGCTGTGGTCACGTAAGCGGCTGGCATTTGTATTCCTCTCTTAAAAACTCCCCCAGGGCTAGGGCTACTAAACCCCAGGGGATTACTTATTAGTTAATAGGTCTTATCAGGTCTTCTTGTACTTTAAGATTCCGTTAGGCATCTTGGCGATTGTTGCCATATATCCGTAGATAGCAACCTGTACTTGTAGATTTGATAC